GCCTAAAAATAGTTTAGAAATTACAAATTTTATAAATAAAAAAAATCAAATTTTAAATGAGTAAAGAAAATTTTTTATTACCCACAAAACCCCAACAACCAACTGTAGTTAATCCAAGAACTATGGTTATTTTTTCTCAAAAAAAAACTGGTAAAACTCATGCATTATCTCAACTATCTAATTCTCTTATTTTAGATATGGAAGGAGGTGCAGATTTTTATGAATGTACAAAAGTTAATATGACTAATCTTAATGAGTTTGATACAATTATACAAGCTTTTTCTGAACAAAAACCNCAGTATGATTATATTATTATTGATACAGTTACTTCATTAAAAGAAAAAGTTCTTAATCAGTTAGCAGTAAGATCTTACAATAGAGAAGAAAATAAAAATGAATCTTTTGATTTTGATGTAGATAAGTTAGCTTATGGCAAAGGTCAAGTATATAAAAGAGAAGCTTTATTTAAAATTATGGAATTTTTTACAAAGTTCTGTAAGACTTTAATAGTAGTAGGGCATGTATCTGACAAATCAGTAACTGCAACAGGTCAAACTATTAAAGAATTAAATTTAGAAGGTAAACTAAAAGATTTATTGGCTTTAAGAGTAGATGCAATTGGATATATGTATAGAGACCCTGAAAATAAAAATAGTAATATACTATCTTTTAATCACACAGATGATGTAATAGGCGGATCTAGAAGTAAGCATTTAAGAAATAAAGAGTTTAAAATTTCTGAACTTAATGAGAAAGAAGAACTTATAACTTTTTGGAATCAAATTTTTATTTAATAATTAACAATTTAAACAAATAATATAAATTTATATGAATAATAACATAAAAACAGCTAGTAGTAATCCTGCAATTAAGAAATATTATGGTGTAGGATCTTTTCAACCTATTATGGTAAACCCAAGTGGAAAAGATTTGGGTGCTTTTCTTAATAGACAAATAACTTCTGAGCCACAATATTTAACTACTAAGAATGTTGAGGGACAAGAAGTAAAGTCTTTAAGAATAGATATTTGGGGTTTGCTTCCTGCAGTAGATGTAAAAACCAAAGTAACTTTTTGGTTAGAAGGCAGATATGATGTTGCTAGATCTGGCAAAACTAAAATGATAAATGGTCAAGGCTTTGCTACATATGTAGAAGATTTGTCTGTGTTAAATAAAAACAAAACTTGGTATTATACTGAAAATGCAAGAAAATGTATTAAAGGAGAAGATGCAGTAGTTGAGTTTTTTGTTAAACTTATGAATTGGGAAACTGATTTATCTAAATATACTTTGAAAGATGGAGATACTCCTCAAATTTTCTTACCAATAGAAAATTTATTTAAAGGAGATTTTGCTGATTTGCAAAAATTAGTTTTAGATAATAAAACTATTAAAGTATATTGTGGTATTAAAAGTAGACAAGTAGATAACAATACTTACTATGATATGGAAATTTATTCTAAAGCATTTATGAAGGATAATCCTAATAGAAAAGGTGCAAAAGAAATTATAGATGCTTTAATGGGAGAGTATGGTGGATTCTCTGGTAACATTGCTCCAATATCTGAAACTTTAGAAGAATTTAATCCTGAAGAAATAAAAGCAAATACTCCTCCTCAAACTCAATCTAGTACCTTAGGAGATAATCCATTTGCATTTTAATTAAACTCTATTATGATATATGCTTTAGATCAACAGTATGAAATATTTAGGCATTATTTTGGAAGTTTTGACTTAAAAACTAGTTTTAAAAATCCATTAAGAAATGATAAAACTCCTAAATGTTATTTTACAGAAAGAAATGATACTCTTTTATTTATGGACTGGGCATTTAATCCTACTCATTTAGATTGTATTGAATATGTAAATAAACTGTATAATTTAAATGATAGAAAGTCTAGTATAAATAAAATTAATTTAGATTTAAAGTATAGTAATAAAGTTAAAGGTAATTTTTTATCTGAAATTAAGGGGGAGCACCAAAAAGCTCCTCTTTTAATTTTAGAAAAAAAACCTGTAATTGAACAAAAGTCTAAATATACTGGTATTATTAAATCTTTTGAAGATTTTGAATTAAATTACTGGAATCAATTTCAAATTAATTTAAATATTTTAAATAGGTTTGAAATTAAACCTATTAAGTATGTATTAAAAAATGATGTTATTAATTATTCTTCTAGCAAATTTAATCCTATATTTGGTTATTATGATAATGATGAATTATTTAAATTATATAATCCTTTAGGTAATCCTATGCAAAAATGGAGGACTATTAAAGCTATCCTAGAAGGTTATTCTAAATTAGAGTATAAAACTAATGTTTGTTTTATTACTTCTTCTTTAAAGGATACTATGTGTTTAAATAGTCTTGGGTTTGATGCATTTAATTTGCCATCAGAAAACAGTTACAAAATATTGCTACCTATAATTGATGAACTATTTAGCAAGTTTGACCATGTTTATATATATACTGACAATGATGACACTGGTAAAAGATTTTCTAGATTATTAACTTTAGAAATTGATACTAGATTAAATTATCTTAACAACCCTTCTTTTATGAAAGAAAAAGATCCTTCAGATGTTGTTAAATTTTTAGGGTCTAATAGATTATTAGAAATAATTCAAGAAAAGCTCAATAGAGATAAAGTAAATTTAATAAAAAATAATTTAGCTGTTAATTTGTAATTAATATATTAATGTTATATTATTTAATAATTTTAACATTTAATTTAATTTTAAAAAGTTTTATTTGTTAAAAACACTGTATATTTGTAAGCTAAACCATAAAAATCAAATTATATGAACAATTTAATTAAATTATTTATTCTAAGTGAAGGAATTACTTTATGTTTTACAGTTATTTTATTTTATAAGTATTTTATAAATAAAAAACTAACTAAAACTATACAAAATGAAGTAAATAGATTAGTTTTTAAATTAGCTAATTCTTATGAAGAAAATCGTAAGTTAGAAAACAAAATTATAGAGTTATCAAGAAGAATAATAACTCCACAAACTAACAAAAAAGAAGTAGCTTCTGAGTTAGAAAAAAATACCCCAAGTAAAAAACCAAATACTTTTAGAAAACCAAGAACTACTAAAAAAATTAAAGAATAAATTACATAAAAAAACTTTGTAATGTATTTTTTAAATATAAAATAACAGGTTTACTTTTAAAATATATTAAATAGGTTTACTGTTTAATTAATATTATTTATTTATTTAGTTTGTAAGCTTAAAGATACTATGTCTTTAAGTTTACAAACTTTTTTATTTTAATCAAAAAACTATGCTAGAATACACAACAGAAGAATTAATTTCTAAATATATTAATATTGGCTTAAACAAACAACAAGCAATTAGAGCAGCTCTTATTGACATAAATAATAGTAAAAACTTAGAAAAGAAATTATCAATAATTTATAGTAATAATAGTATAGAAATATTTGATAATCTTTTTTTAATTAAAAAAGAATTAGAAACATTATTAACTCAAACTAAACAAAATGATTGATAACTTAAATAAAATTTTACCAATACTCCAGTTTCAACCTGGATATTTTTTTGAAATAATTATCTATAAAAATGATAATTTAGATCAGCCTTATCAAAAAAATAATAATTTAATAAAACATTATATGATTAATAGTTTAAGTGAATTATTTTTTTATTATGATGAAATGAAAAGACTGGCAAATATATTTAATGGAACTGTATATATTAAACTAGGTTCTTATTCTAAAGAACAATTAGGATACAAAATGGTGGAAACCCTTTCTAATAAATTTCAAACTAAAGATTTAGATTATTCTGATATATTTTTAACTTCTATTGAAAATATGAAACCTACTTTAAATTTTTATGTTATTAACTTGTATTTTAATAATTTATCTTTAACGGGTTTATTTAAAATAAGAAATATACTTAAAGATATTTTTTTAGGAAATGAAACTATTTTACCTGAATTAGAAACTAAATCTGGTATGCAAATAATAACAAATCCTTTTAATATTGACAAACTTAAAATTCATCAAGAAGAATATTATAAATGTACTATTAAAAAAGATAATGTAGCAGTTTTATATTGTAATAATAAAAATATATCATTATGATTTTAGCATTAAGTGGTAAATCAGGTTCAGGAAAAGATATTGTTGGAAAAATAATACAATATTTAACAGATAAAGATAAAGGAGGGTATCAACACCCTAATTCTCAAGATGATTTTGAGTCTTATTGTAAAAACTTTAAACAAAAATATTGCGATTGGGAAATAAAAAAGTTTGCAGGTAAAGTAAAAGAAATAGCTTCCCTTCTTACTGGTATTCCTATAGAAAAGTTTGAAGACCAAGAGTTTAAAAAAAAAGCTCTTGGTAGAGAATGGTGTTATTCCACAGAATGGCAAGGAAGAGAACACTGGGTAGAAATGACTTCAAGAGAGTTTCTTCAAAAACTTGGCACAGAAGCAATGCGTAATGGATTACATACTAATGTATGGTGCAATGCATTATTTGCTGATTATGTGTCTAAATTTAATCCTACAAATACAATATTAGATGAAATGTCTGATATGTCTTATAAAAATTATTATCCTAATTGGATAATAACGGATTTACGTTTTAGTAATGAACTAACAGCTATAAAAAAAAGAGAAGGTATTACTATTAGAGTAAATAGACCTGGAATAAACCTTTTAGACCATCCAAGTGAGACAAGTTTAGATACTGCAGAGTTTAATTATACAATAGATAATTCAGGCACTATTGAAGAATTAATTAAAAAAGTTAAAGATATTCTTGTAAAAGAAAAAATCATATAATTAATAATTTTTTTATAGATTTGTAACCCTTTTTTCCCCAAAAAAAATTATTATTAATATTTAAAAATTAACAAAAAAAATGAATCAAAATGAAAGAGTCTTTGAGAAACAAGATATTTTTAAAAAGAGAGAAAACATATTACCTTATGAATATCCTGAACTTTTAGAATATAAAAAAGCTATTAGACATTCTTATTGGCTAGAATCAGAATTTAACTTTACCTCAGATATAAATGACTTTAAAATAAAAGTTAATGATTCTGAAAGAGAAGCTATAAAAAGAACAATGTTAGCTATTGCTCAAATAGAAGTTAAAGTAAAAACTTTTTGGGCAGATATGTATAAAAGAATGCCTAAAACTGAAATTGGGGATGTAGGTATGACCTTTGCAGAAAGTGAAGTTAGACATAAAGATGCTTATGCTGAATTATTAAATGTCTTAGGCTTACAGAAAGAGTTTGAAACCTTAATAGAAGTTCCTGCTATTAAAAATAGAATCAATTATCTTACTAAATACTTAGATGGAACTAGAAGTAAGGATAATAAAATGTATACTAAAAGTATACTTTTATTCTCTTTATTTATAGAGCATGTTTCTTTATTCAGTCAGTTCCTAATTATGATGTCTTTTAATAAAGAAAAAAATCTTTTTAAAGGTATATCAAATGTAGTTGAAGCAACAAGTAAAGAAGAAGATGTTCATGGTAATTTTGGAGTTGAAATAATTAATATTATTAAAAGAGAGAATCCAGAATGGTTTGATGAAGAATTTGAAAACTTAGTTTATTCTGCATGTAAAAAAGCATTTATAGCTGAGTGCCAGGTACTTGATTGGATATTTGAAAAAGGAGAGTTAGATTTCTTATCTAAAGAAACTATCCAACATTTTATTATGAATAGATTTAATAATTCTCTTATAAAAATAGGAATGAGTCCTGTTTTTAGTCCTGACATTACTTTACTTGAGAAAACAATGTGGTTTGAAGTAGAAATAACTTCAACAAAAGAAGGGGACTTTTTTTATAAACGTAGCGTAGATTATTCTAAAAAAACTAAATCAATTACAGAAGATGACTTATTCTAAAAATTACTGGTTAAATGAGGAGAGTAGACTTTATTTAAATAGAGGATACATTACAGAAACTCCTGAAGAAAGAATTAAACACATTTCTTATAGTGCAGAACAAATTCTTAAAATAGAAGGTTTTGCTGATAAGTTTGAAAATTACATGCAAAGAGGCTTTTATTCTTTATCTACTCCTGTATGGAGTAATTTTGGTAAAACTAAAGGATTACCTATAAGTTGTTATGGGTCTAATGTAGATGATTCTCTAGATAGCATTTTAAATGCTGCAAGAGAAATAGGCTTAATGTCTAAATATGGTGGAGGAACATCTGCTTATTTAGGAAATATTAGATCTAGAGGTACTGTTATATCTACAGGTGGTAAAGCAGATGGTCCAACTCATTATGCTAAAATTTATGATACAGTAATAGATACTTGTAAGCAAGGAGAATCCAGAAGAGGTGCTTGTGCAATATGGCTTCCTATAGAACATGAGGATATTGAAGAATTTTTAGAAATAGGTAGTGATGGTAATCCTATACAAAATCTGCAATTTGGTGTTACTATTACAGATGAGTGGTTAAAGTCTATGAAAGAAGGAGACACTCCTAAAAGAAAAATCTGGGCTAAAGTTATTGAGAAAAGAACTGAGTTTGGGTTTCCTTATTTAATGTTTAAAGATAATGCTAATAATAATTCTCCTTACAAAGAATTAGGATTAGAAATTACTGCAAGTAATCTTTGTTCCGAAATAATGCTTCCTACAAATAGTTTTGAGTCATTTGTATGTTGTATTGGTTCTATAAACCTACTTCATTGGGATGAAATAAAAGATACAGATGCTATTGAAACTTATACTTTATTCTTAAATGCTGTAATAAATGAATTTATAGAAAAGTCTTCAGTACTTCCAGGTATGAAAAGAGCCTATAGGTTTGCAAAAAATCACAGAGCTATTGGTGTAGGAGTTTTAGGGTATCATTCTTTATTACAATCTAAATTAATTGAGTTTGAATCTTTAGAAACTAAGCAATTAAACTATCAAATATTTAAAACTTTAAAAGAAAGAACTGAATTAGCTAGTCAATCTTTATTTAATACTCATGGATATACTTGTGGTAGAGAAAGTTTTGCAAATACTACATTAATTGCAATTGCTCCTACAAAATCTTCATCTTTTATTTTAGGGCAAGTAAGTATGGGAATAGAGCCTATTAAATCTAATTATTTTATTAAAGATTTAGCTAAAATTAAAACTGTATATAAAAATCCTTTCTTAGTAACTGAATTAGAAAAGTACAATTTAAATACTAATGAAATTTGGGAAAGCATTTTAAAAAATAATGGATCTGTAGAACATTTAGATTTTCCTACAAAAAATGTCTTTAAAACTTTTTTAGAAATTTCTCCTAAAGAAATTATTTTACAAGCAGCTCAAAGACAAAAATTTATTGACCAGGCTCAATCTTTAAATCTAACAATACATCCTTCTGTACCAGCTAAAGATATTAATCAACTATATTTATATGCTTGGGAAGAAGGCATTAAGACTTTATACTATCAATTTAGTGAAAGTAGTGCCCAAAGTTTTGTTAGAAATATTTTAGAGTGTGCTTCTTGTAGTGGGTAATTATAAATAAATAATTATAATATGAAATTAACATTATTAGTTATAGGTATTTTATTATTATTAACCTTAGTCTCAAAAGAAGATTGTCCTTGTAATAGAGTGCATCACCCAAAAAGATTGGTTCTATTAGATTCTTCCAAAACTTTAGTAGGAAGAGTTAAAAAAGTTGAATCAGATCTTGATGGTGATATACATATTCAATTAAGAATAAAGAATAAAAGTTTATTATCCAAAAATAACCATAAAGATGAAAATGGGTGTATAGTAGGTGAAATTGTATGTGCTGTCCCATCAATATTTCCAATTTGTTGGTTTTATAAAAATAAAATTATAATTCCAACAGAAGGAGATAGTATTGAAATTGAAGGACCTTATGTTTTTGATAAAACACATGGTATTACAGAAATACACCCAATAATGAATTTAAAAATTAAACACAAACACAATGAAAAAATTAACTGAAGATGATATAAGAGATATATCAATTGTAATAACTGACAAACTTGTAGAATTAGAATTAATTCCTGATTGTATTGATACTGATAATGAATCTGAATTTGAAGTACAAGATATTATAACTGAAATTCTTACTAAAAAATTAAATTAAATAAAATGAAAAAAACATTATTTATCCTATTATTATTTATAATAGTATCATGCTCTAAAGATTGCATATACGACAAAGCTCAATTAGATAAAATGTTTGAAAATGAAGTAAGAGCAGCTGGAAGTAATTGGCAAAAAGTTGATTTAATAATCCAAAAGTATAATATAATGTATAGAAATGCTTGTTAATTTAATTTAAATGGAAAAATTTCAAAAAACTAAAACAATATTATGTAAAGATAATGGTAGAAGTGGCGATGCTACTTCTGCCAATTTTATTTTAGGGTGTAGAGACCAAAACAATAATCCTTATTGTCAATATTGTTATGTACACAGATTTAATAGACCAGCTGTTTATCTTAATACTAATATAAGTGAAATTTTATTAGCTTGTAATAATTGGGTTAATACTAAACCTTTAATTAAAACTCCTAATCAAGTTCATAATAGTTTATACCTTGTAGATATTGGGTGTGATGTAGATATAAATAAATATTGGAATAAATATGATTGGAAAAGAGTATTTGATTACTTTAAAGATCATCCAAGAATGGGTGCTACATTTGCAACTAAATGGTACAATCCTTTGTTATTAAATTATGACTCTAATAAAAAAATTAGAATAAGACATTCTTTAATACCAGAAAATATTAGAACTCAAGTAGAAAAGTCTACAAGTTTAACATTAACTAGAATTAAAGGAGCTCAAAAATTATTTGAAGCAGGTTGGGAAGTACATTTTAATTTAAGTCCTGTTATTTATTATGACAATTATTTAAATGATTATAAAGAATTATTTAATATAATTAACAATGAAGTTAGTCAAGAATTTAAAGACCAATGTGGGTTAGAAATTATATTTTTAACTCATAATGCTAACTTAAATAAAATTAATTTAGAAAGAGGATTAAATGAATCTTTATTATGGAATCCAGAAATACAAGAAGAAAAAATAAGTAAGTATGGTGGAAATAATGTTAGATACAAATGGCAATTAAAAGAAAAATTAATTAATGAACTTACTCAATTAATTAATGAAGATTTAAAAATAAAAATTAGATATATATTTTAAAATATGGCACAATTAAATGCAAATACACCTTATATAGAGTGTAAAATTAGAAAAGAATTTATAGGCCTAGAAGAAGACTTACCAGGATTTATATTTGGAGTTAAGTCTGTTATAAACTATCCTATGTTATTTCATTTTCAGTCTAATATAGGTGCAATAATGTGGAATATGCCTATATCAGCACTTCAACATAAGGATGATTATGATGTGCTATCTAATAATGAACAAAAAAGACTTTCTCTATTAGAAAGTTGGGATTGCCAATCTAGTGCTATATCAGTTACTTGTTTTAAATTTTTACAACATAAAAGAGTAGATGTATTTTGTAGAGATGGAAAATGGAGAAGTGGTATTTATCATTTTACAATAGATGACTATGAAACTGATCCTAATAGTGTTAATGTAGGATATGCTGAAGATTTAGATAGCAAATGCTTCCATTTTATTGAAATGGATTGTGGTAATTTTTGTATACAACCTAATAATTTACTAAGATGGCACAATGCAGATTTTATTAAACCTTATAGTAAAGAAACTCCCCCTAAAATAAAAATTAATAATCCAAGAATGTCTAGTGAGGATGTAGATATGACTTATGCAAATAGTCCATATTATATTTATAGACCAGAAAATATTTAATATTATTAAAAAAGCCACCTTAATTGGTGGCTTTTTTTTTATTTATTTTTATTTTTCATTTCTTCAGATAATTGTTTATATGCTTGTTGTAAAGCTTCTTTATCTTCTAGGTAGGCTTCCTGTATTTCTTGTTGTTCTTCTTTGTCTTCTTCACTTTTATTAGGATCTCTATCTCCAAATTTATATGATCTATTATCAATAGCTTTTTTAGATAATAATTCAATAAATTTTTTACTTTTTCTTTCTTTTAATTTTTCTTTATCTTCTGCAAAAGAAGAAAAACTATTTAAAATTTCTTTATTTATACCTAATCCTATTAATTTATTTTTTAATAATGTTGATCCATAAATTAACTCAAATTCTTCTGTTTCTTCATTTTTAATTAATTTAGGCTTTAATAAAGGTAATTCTTCTGCATTATTCATTTCTAGTACTGTTAATAAAAATTCTTTTTTTTCTTCAGTAATATTTTCAAACATTTCTTCTTCATACCCTATATCAATTGTTCCTAAAATTTCTTTAATTTGAGATAAAAAAGGTGAAAATTTATAAGCTTCTACAGTAAATTTTTTATAATCTATTCCATAAGCATCATCAATATCAAAAGGAACATAGTTTAATAGAAAACTAGCTAAAGAATATTCTCCTGTTGCAAGACCCCAATCTTTTAAATTTAATATTTTTTTACCTTCTTCATCTTCTTCTTCTTCTGGCCACTCTAAAGATTTTAAAAACCCTAACAATAATATAAGTCCTAAATTTAAAACTCCAAAATTAAGTAATTTGTTAATTGATTCTACATCTGCAGTTAAACTTAATTTTAATTTTAAATAACCTTGAACTATGTTTAAATAATTTTGATCAATATCAAATTTAGTTAACATATCTAAATCAGCTTGAGTAAAATTTTCTTTTGTTTTAAATTTTTTATCAATTAAACTTTTAATATAATTAAGTTGTTTATTAAAATTAGGATTATTAGTATCTAAATTAAATTCTCCAGATATTTTAAAATTAACATTATCAATTGGTTTATCTTTAATATTTGTTAAATACCAATTTATAGGTAAATTTAATAAAATATTAGAACTTGTTTTTCTATTTGTATCTTTTCTAAATTTTTCATTATCATTAGCTAATTCTTTTAATTTTTTATTTATTTTACCTTCAGATTGAGTTAAAAAAGAAACTAAACGATTTCTTAAAAAATTTAATTCTCTAAAAAATTGTATTTTAGATACATTATTTAAAATTAATAAATTTTGATCTACATCTTTATTAAATTTAGCATCTTTATCAATAAATCTATAACCTGAAATAGCCATTCTATCAAAAGCCTTAGTTAAAGAATTTAAAATACCTGTTTCATAACTAGTAAAATTGTTTTTAATTTTTCTAGACCCTATAGTGGTAGTTAATGAAGATAATATATAATCTTTAAATTGAAATAATATTAATCCTATTCCAGTATTTCTCCAATATGCTTTATTAAAAATATTATACACCCCTTGAGCTTTTTCCATTAAATTGGAAATATCATTTGACATAGTAATATTTAAAAATTCATTTAATTCTACATTAGTTAAAGGATTAATTCCTAAATTTTTAGGACTAGCTTTTTCAATATTAACATTAGAATCTATATCTAAATTATAATAATTTTTATAAGCTAAATTAGTAGTATTTTTTAAATATAAATTCTTAGGCAATTTAGTTCTATCTAAAACTATTAAACCATTTTCAATTTTTAAATATTTTTTTAAATTTTTTATAGGCTTTCCATTCTCATCTATAATTGGATTACTATTTAAATATTGAAATATTGTATTTTCTTCAATAAACTTTTCACCAATATTGCTAAGCATTTGGGTATTAGTTAAGCTAAATTCCCTTGTTAAGATAGATTCACTTTCATCAAATTCTGTAAAACCTGTACCTCTATTTTTTCTTAAATTTCTTGAAATATGCTTTATAAGATTATTATTATACTTTGCTACATTAGTATCTCTTCCTGTAAACATATTTTTTAATGCGTCAAAAAAAGATAATCTAGTATTTGGGTTAGCAGGATTTCCAAAATTACCTATAAAACTATTTACAACATTATTTAAGTTAGTACCCATATATAACATTTCAGCATTATGAGCAAACATATTAATAACACTTTTAGCAAAAGTACTAGGATTTGTATGTAAAAATACTCCAAATTGACCAATAGTTAAGTTTATTATTCCAGATTGTATAACACCTTTTAATAATTTAGATGATATTATTCCTAAAGTAAACCTTAAAGCACTTAATGATTTTGTTGGTTTAAAAAATTTATTAAACCAATACCTATCTTTAATTGTATCAATAATATTTGAATTAGTTACACCTGCCCTTGTTTCATTATAATCAGCAGTCATTCTAATCCAAGATTCCCATCTTATATTTGTTTCATAATTATATCTAGCTTGAGTAATGCTTTTTTGGTTAGATAAAAAATCTGTAGATAATAATAATCTATTATTTCTTTCAACTTCAAAAGGTTTAGGAATTTTATATTCTCCTAATAATAAAATATTATCATTAATTCTATTTTTATTTAGGTTATTTTTTATATATTCAATTAAGTTAGAAATTATTTTTTTATAACCTTTTGCAACTTCTTTTTCTAATTCAGCATTATTTTCTATATTTTTTTCTCTTAAATCTCTGTTAAAAAATTCTGATAAACTTAGTTTCCAAGCATTATATGCTCTTTTTAATAAATTAGATTCTGTATCATTTATTAAAAAAGAAAAAGGTTTGTAAATTAAAGTATCTAATGCTCCTATATAAGTAAGATATACCATAACACTAGCTAATGGATTAACTGAAGCTGCCAATGTTAAAGATATAGGAAAAGCCATTCTAAATATTCTATTATAAAATTCTCTATATTCTTTAGAATTACTTAAAAATGCAGCACTATTATTTATTAATACTCCTCCTAAATCATTAGAAGGCATATTATGTTTTAAATTATCTTGTTTTATTTTTTCAATAACAGTTAATTTTAATGTTGCTATTTCCCTTTCTTTAGGATTATTTGATTGAACAAGTTTTTCTAAATTAATATAATCATTGTCTACAAAATTAATTCCTGCTAAAGATTTTTTATCTGATAAATTAAAAAAGTATTCATCACCTAGCATTAAAAAATTAATATTATCAATTTTAATTTCACCTTCAATATCTTGTAAATACCCTATATTATTTTTAAAATAATTCATTAATCCTTCTACATAAGCCATTTGATTTGTGTAAACAGGATTTTCAAAACCATTTATAGTTTTGGGAACTACTACAAATTTGTCAATTAAAGCAGCTTTCTTATTATCTATAATATTTTGAACAACACTTGCTAGTTGTGATGCACTAATAGTATTTTCAGTAAAAGCAAATTTATTATTAAAATAAGGTAAAGATTTTTTATTAAAATTTAAATTTGCTAAATTATTTTCTAATTGAAATATATAATCATTTTTATATTTTTGTAATATATTTTGATTATTATTAGATAATAAATTATTTTGTTCACTTAATTTTAAAGTATATAATGTTTCATACCCATTAATATAATTATTTAAAAATAAAAATAAACTTTTTGATATTTTTTTATTAATATTATAATTGAGTAA